TCAATTAAATTCCAATCTTGTAGTAATAATGTTATTGTATTTCTTCTTTGTATATCATTTTCTGTTAAACTAGAGTTCTTACCATCTAAGGCAAACAACTCTTTGAAGTGTGTTATGTAATACTTACCTTGTTTGTGTAAGATATGACAACTCTGAAAAAGAGTTTTATCTTTTCTACTTGCAACACCAATTCTAGTTAAAGTTTCTCTGACTTTTAAGAAGTCGTCTGGTTGCTTGATTGTAACCTCTAGCATATCGCTAGGCGACCATTTTATTGTATCTTCACTCATTTTTTTCTCCCACCTTTTTTCAGGCCAATTTTTATAATTTCAATTTGGCCGTCTGAAAGTAGGTTAAGAGCTTCTTTTGCCTTTTGATTACTATAACCATAATACTCTTTAATTACTTCAAGGTCTTTGACTTTTTTTTGTGAAAGCCACTTCCCACCAAATCGCTTCTTCTTTCGAATACTATTTATAAAATAGTGGAATTGCATCCGTTTTGGTAGAAAGTGTAGACCGTTCATCTCATTACTATGCATTATTGTATCATAGAACATTGACAAACATCTGTTAATAATAAATGTAGGATATTTCTTTTGCCACACAACGTCACCTGAATCTAAAAGTGGTTCTTTAGATTCATTTATGGCCTTTAAATAATCCTTTAACTCGTACATTATTTAAACTTACAGTTAGCCATGATTTCTGTTAAACATGCAACCATATTAATCTCTTGGTCTGCCACAAAAGCAGACTTATACTGGTAACCAGCAATGATTAATATTGCTTGTGGAATAGAAGATGGTTCTACTGCCTTATACATCAGCTCATAGATTGTACTAAACAAAGATGATGGTTCTTTATCAAGATTGTTAATGACCCATTTACGCATGTCATTAAATCGTTTTTCTTTTAAAACTTTTACAAGTTCTTTTGTATTTGCCTCTGATAAACTAAACAAGATACCACTATCTATCTTACCTCTAACGGAATATCTTTGAAGTTCATTGATAGTCCGTCTAAAATCAGGATAGTATTTTTGTATTAGTTCAGCCAATACTTTTTTATCATATTCAACTTGCTCATCATCAAGGACTTTACCAAGTCTTTTTAATAATGCCTGTGCTGTCTTGACTTTTTGTCCGTTCTTGATAGCAAAGTCGATTACGGTACATCTACTATGTAGAGCAGGTAAAATCTTATTCTTGTAATTACAAGTAAAGATAAATCTACAATTTTTGTAAAATGTTTCTATGAAGTTACGCAAAGCAGGTTGTACAGACTCAGCATTCATATAGTCTGCCTCATCTATAATCACCACTTTATGATTTGAATGTTCAGTTAATGATACAGTAGAAGCAAAGTTTTTAATCTTATTTCTTAATGTATCAATCTGACGGCCTTCATCTGAACCGTTTATGATAATATAATCTGCACCAAGTTCCTCACACAAAGCACGAGCAACTGTAGTCTTACCGGTACCTGCAGTACCAGATAATAACAGATTTGGTATTTCTTTTTGTTTTAGAAATTCAGTAAATGTGTTTTTAATATCTTCACTTAATATACACTCACTAATCTTTTTTGGTCGATACTTTTCGACCCATAGGTATTCTGACATAATATAATCCTCACTTTATTCATAATTTAAAATTCACTATCTGGCTCGATAGCAACCCAATATTGAATTGGTTTATTTCTATTTATAAAGTGTGAGATTTTTTGTGAAGAAATAGCCACATCATAATCATCTTGTATCATTTTAAAGTTCTCTGTTTTAAAGTATGCTTTAAAAGTTTTATCAGTTTCACCAACTACAATTGAATAGTCGTTAGATGATGGCGTCTTCTTATCAGTAGCAACTAACTTAATTTCTTTACCATCGCCTGTAACAGAAATGTCTGGCAAATTAAGTGTTGTAACACCTTTCATTAGTTTTGCGAATACATCTTTTTTCAATGCAAATGTAACATACTTATCAGGCATGGTTATCATTTTAGTAGGTGCAACTACCACCGACTTATCTGCAAAATAATATTTAACAGCTTGTTTTGAATTACTATCTTTTATAGTTAGATTTTGACCACCATTAAAATTAAGGTCTGACTTATCAAATAAGTCAACAGCTCTTAAAAATTCAGGTAAATCATAGATAGCAAACTCTTGGTCAAACTTCTCTGATACATCAGCTTGTGCTAAGATGTTTTTCAATGTAGAGATAGTTTGTAATTGATTGCCTGGTTTTACTAAAATATTCTGGTTTATATCAGAAAAGTTTTTTAGTATAGCAACCGTATCACTTGTTAGGTTCATTATATATTCTCCGTTTCATAATTAAATTGGAGCGGATACTTGGTACTGCCCCAAGTTTTGCGAGTTGGTAACCCGCTGTAATACTTTTATACGATATCCGCATTTGTTCATGTTCACATAATACACTAAAGGCGTCCTATTGTCAAGCTTAGGACGCCTGTAGTTTTAATTATTATTTAATGTTGATTGTTCTAGCTTTTCTATGGTCTGGAACAATCTTCTCTAAAGATACTTTTAAGAGGCCATCTTTTAATTCAGCACCTTTAACCTCTACATCATCAGCAATTGTAAAGTGTTTCATAAAGTTTCTTTTAGCAATGCCTTTGTGTAATACACCCTCATTGTCTTCAACTTCTTTTTCTTCTTTACTTTTTACTGATTCGATTTTAAGGACATTATCCTCGTAAGTTACTGATACATCTTTTTTACCGTAACCAGCTAATGCCACTTCAATATTATAAGTTAAAGAACCTGTCTTTACGATATTGTATGGTGGATAATTGTTAGCCGTCATTGACGGAATGTGGTTGTGTACCGTATCTAAATGGTCAAACATTTCGTCAAACCCCACGGTAAACGGTCTTAGTCCAGTAAAAATTGATTGAATTGCTTTGTGATTTGTCATTTTAATCTCCTTTGTTAAGCAAGTTTATATTTGACACCTCATTATTGAGCATGTCATAGTTATTTATATGGGGATTGTTTTAAAAATTACAACCCCCATAATAAATTTTTTATAGTTTGATATGTTGTCCTTTGATACCAACTACTCCAGATTCTTTAGTTTGACCACCATTATTATTATCTGGTTTTTGATTTTGCCACAAAAAACCACCTAGTTTAATGGGTAAAACTTTTTTGACCTTATCTAAATCAATATCGGCACCTGCCAACTTAGCTATGTGTTGAATCCACTGGCATTCAATATCAATATCTTTCTGAGCATTTTTCATCCAGTCTTCTCTTTGAGAGTATAATGCTGGTGCAGCTTTAGGTTCGTCAATATAACCTATAACACTTACCGGATGTTGTTTATCATATTCCATATAAGTTTTTTTACAGTCACCAATAACTTTAGTTAAAGTTGAATAGTGAGTTACAAAAGCCATCTTACCAGATTTTTCAAAGTTCTTATCACCTGAAAAAGGTATGTTATTTTTTTCTGCATATTCTTTAACAGAGTTTAAACCTGTACCTTGGTGCCAAGTTCTAACAGGACCGTTTGATGATTTTTGAGTTTTATAAGACTTATAGATGTTTCTTCTATCAGCTTCAGTCATTTCAGGAGTAACCCTTAAAATCCAGTTCTTAACCACTGATTTTTCATCTTTAATCATATCAGACTCAACAGCTTTAAGAACACCATTCACAATATCCTCTTTTGTATTTGGTGTATGTGCCTCACCTAAATGTTTATTAGATAAAAACTTATCACTAAAAACATCAACAGGTTTGCCTGCTGGTTCAACTACATCTACAATAATGGTTTCCCATTCTTTCATAGAAGCTGCCTGTGTTCTGGTAAATCCCCATTCTAGATTAAAATATTCATCATTATCAGGATTAACTGATACGGCTATCGGTGCTTTGTCGTGTGACCAACCTATAGCTTCAAAACTACGAGCAATTGGTGTAGCGTTTGATTGTTTAACTAAATGGGTTCTTATTTGATTTTCTAATTTAGGAATTATATTTTTTAATTTTGTTATAATTCTCTTTTTAAATGTATAACCTGGTGTGTCTTTATATATCACACTAGGTGGACATTGCTTTAATGACTTTTTCAAGTCAAAGTGTACTTTCATATTATCTCCTTTTGCCTACTGGCTGTTATTTCACGATAACGGCTACTGCCTTATTGTTATCATTTTTATTTAGGTAGTTTTTGCATATTAGAGGCTATAAAAACTACCAAA